GCGCTGAATTAGCGTGCGTATAAACGCGTTGGCGCTCGCCAAGATCGCGGTAATCAGCGCATTGCTAATCGGCTGGTCAATAAACTGCAGCATCGACAGCTCCACCGATTCCTCAATCACATCCATTGTTCGGCGTACGCTGATAAAGTTGTCGGGTGTCGTCACGTTCGGAAAACCGGCCGTCCGGTTGCCCCACAGTCTGAGCCCGGTGCCGAACGCGTTGAAGACCGTCACGATTCCCGCCGCGTTCAGGTTGTTAACATCCGATGACGCATCGAGGATCGATGCATAAAGCGTTACATCTGGACCAAGAATCCCGTTCGCCAGGGTATTCGACGGCGACCACCAATAGCCTTTAGACAGGTCTTTTGCGGCCATCGCCCCCGCTACCCACTGAGAATAGGGCGCTATCGAGTTGTGATTTGCGGCCAGCCGGACCGGTGTCGTTCCGTTCAAAGTCACTCCGGTCGGCACCAGTCCAATATCGTAAAACGCCTCCTGCGGATAACACAAAATCGCCCGGGTCGAACTTGTGTCGAATGCGTTTCCCGCGACGCCCCGATTCGCGATCGCCGCCGAAACCGCGGTTCCCGACGGCGCGTCGAGCAGTGCCATAGCCCGTATACTGGTCGCCGTCGCCAGCATTGCCGTCGCGACGTCTCCATTCTGTGAGTACCCTGGCGCGACCAACAACTTCGCGAAAAAACCCATCGTGCCGTACGTCGTCAGCAGGGCCTGTATACCCGTATAGCCACCTGAGCCCACCGTCCCGATGATGTCCGAGTCCTGCACCTTGCTCGGGTCTGCATAGCTGAATGACGCGATTACCGTTGCCCCCGCCGCGATCGCTCCGCCCGCCACCAACGTCACTACGCCGTTGACCAGGTCGGCGGTGTACGCGGTGCTGGCGCTATATAACGTTCCGGAGTAGTAACTGTAGCTGGCGAGGACGGCCTGTGTTGCCGTTATCGCTCCGCTCGAAAGCCGAGTAATAAGTCCCGTGCGCGCGTCAGCCAAATAGTCAGTTCCCTGGACGTATGTTGTTCCCGCCGGATTACTAGTCACTATCAGCGATGAAGCTTGCACATTTCCGTGCGCAAGCTCGATCGTCGCCGGCGTTCCTCCAAAGATATGGGGTTCAGCACTTACTGCGGTCGTGTTCGTCGGTAGCACCGAAAGATTGGAGATGCCCATGTGGCTCAGGTTTATGGCGCCGGCCGCGCTGAACGTTTGCGACGTGACGATATCGCTGAAGTGGATCGTCGGGTCGAACACGTTGACCACGATCACCTGGCCAGCTCCCTGTGCTAGGATAGCGTTAAGTGCGTATGGAATCGTGTAGCCCTGCACCGCCGGACCGTAGACTGCTCCCTCCTGCGCGGAACTCACCAGCGTTGGCGAGTTCACGGACGGTGGGGCGTTCGACGACCACAGCGGCGCGCTGCCAATCAGACCGACTACTGACGACTTGACCACGGTTATCGGCGCCGGACCGCTCGTGACCTCGATTACTTCGACTCCATGCAAAAACGATGCGGGCATTTAGTTTACCTCTGATTCGCACCGCGGAACGGTGGTCTGTTGCGCGTGACGGTGCATATAGATGTTGACCACCAGTCCTAGCGGTGACCCTATTCGTCCACTTGAGTGTTAAACCGTTTCTTATGAGCGTATTCCCGCGAAGCCCCCGTGTATGGTTTGGTGTGCAGTGTGCCGTCAGCGTCGACGGACCTGCGTCGCGCCCTCGTCCGAGTAATCAGTTGCGCGGTGCCAACGGAGCACTTCCGCCACCGGTCCCTGCTGTAACGACCTCGGCGTAGCTGTACGCGACGTTAATCGTTGCTCCCTGAGGAAGTGTTCCGCTGGTAACCCGAGCGAGTATTCCGTTGACTGAGTCGAGCGTGTAGTCGGTGCCCAACGCGTACAACACGCCGCTTGTGATATTGCTCAATGCAACGGCCGTGACATTCCCGTTGGGCAGTTGGATCGCCCCCGACGAATTGAACGTATAAGCCGCCGTGCCAACGCTCACGCTCGTCACGCCGCCCTGTTCCTGGGTGGTCGCCAGCACCAGGGTCGGATAATTATCCGTGGATGACGCTTCAACCGCCGCCGTCTTTAGTGCGAAGACGATCGCGTATATCCACACGCCGCCTTGCTTATCCCGTTCGACGAAGCGTTCGCGCACCGGATAGCACTTGGCGCATCCCGGAACGCGGTACCCAGTCAGGGCTGCGCGCACGCCCTCGATCATGGTGTAAGCTCCCGGGCTCGGACCGTCCGGTGCGCCGCCATAGTTCCAGCCCAGGTCGCGCATCATCAGCGTGATCTCGAATCTCAGGGTGCGCTCCTGCACCACCGCCGCAGTATCGATCAGCCGGCCGTAATCCGCTCCGTCGTACCGGACGAGCGCAGCTCCGACGCGATGCATCATTCGGTATGACTCCGGCCTGTCGGGGAAATGCGCCACTTCGATCCCGGTGACCCGCGCGATCAACTGGGCGACGATGGCAGACTCGATCGTCCAGATATCCAGTGGTGTCGGCGGCGAGTAGCTCTGCCCGGCCCACGGACTGTCCAAAATTACGGCGCCCATCGATACCTCTTACTCGCGCCCGGCCGGCGGGCCATTGCGGCGGGAAGCACGGCTTTCGTCGGGCACCACTTCTTCAAAGTGCACCACGTACGTTCGCCCTACCGTAAATTGTTCGGCCGCTAGGCCGTTCAGCTCGATCACGCCTGCCGGTGGTTCGACAAAGTATTCGCGCGCTTGCGGTGTTCCATCGACTACCGGCACCAGCCGCGCGGAATGCTCCAGGTAACCAGGATGCCATTTATTGCGCCTTTCGGCTCGCACGCAGATGAATTTCACTCGCATTACTATTCCCTTTGTGCCGACCAGGAGTCCGCGGCGTCCATAATTGTCAGAAGCCTTTCAGCGTGCCGCGATTGAAAATCCGCGCCGGCAGCACGCCACTCGAATCACCTCCCGCTTGTGTCAGCACCGCTCCCTGCGCTATCGGCGGTTCCAGGTTGTCCGCGGCGAGGCCCAATGTCACCTCGCCGCGCGCCACCCGCACCAGCAGCTCGACCGCGTCCTCGTACCGCTTGCGCGCGTCCGCCAGGTCGTGCAGCGGACGCAGCGCCTGTAGCCGATACATCGCGATATCGCAGGCCAGCCGGTTCAGCACCGCCGGTGGGTCGTTCAGTGGCAGTGAGAAGCGGCTTTCGAGATAGCCGTCGAGTTCTGCCGACGCATCATCGAGCGCCTCCTGCAGCACCGTGTCGTTGACCGTCGTTTGCGTCGGATCCTCATTAGTCAGTTGCACAAGGTCCCGATTCGGGTACCGCGCCGCCATGTCGCTTGGTAATGCGTATGCCATCGTATTCCGTGCCGTTCGTGGCTTGTTTGTTCCGCCCTGTTGGCTCGGCCTGCGCGCTGATAGCGCTGCTGTGCGGCTGACAGGAGCCGGCACGCGCTGGCGCCCGGCGCTGTTCTCCTACGACAGGTATTCGCTCACGATCAGTGTCGCGGTATTTTTCCAGATGTTCCCGGTCGGCACGCTCGCGCTCGCTCCCGCGCCCGCCATGAAATCCGAATGCAGCAATTGCGCCGCCACTTCTTCCAGCGCCGGCGGAACGACCAGGTATACATCGCGCGGACTGGTCAGGGCGCCAAAGGGTAATCCCGCGTCAGTCTTGATCGACCGCATCGCCGCCCGCGCGGCCCCGTAATTCGTCGGTACACTCAGGTCCGTATTGCTCGCGTATGCGAGCTGCCACAGGCCAACTCCGGTGTTCGCGCGCCCGTCCACGCCGAAGCGGAATTCGCGCCGCGTGAACACCGCCTCGTCGGTCAGCGTATTCATGCGGGTGATTGCGTATTCGCGCCTGAGCTGAAAGATAAACGGCCGCACCGCGCGCGAAGCATCCATCAAATACCAGTACGACCCGCTGCCGCTCGAGTTGATATTCGAGGCCAGGGAATCGCGAACATCGTTGGCCGCGCCCAGCGGTCCCACCGGATGCGTGGCCGAAAAGAACGGCTGTCCGTCGAATGCGAGCACGCTGCCCGGCGTTGTCACCGCGTTCTTGATCATCGTGAATAGCAGCGAGTCCGGATGCACCTTGGTGTCCCAGCCGAGCTGCTCGATGACCGGTTCGTAAACGCCGTATGTATCATCCTCAATATCGTTGCGGCTGATACTCACCGTGTCTTCGAAATCCTTGTTCACAATTGTGTAGCTGTGCGCTTCCAGAGCCTGGATTACTCGTTCGCCCAGCCACTCGCGGAATTTCGTCGTCCGCCCCAGCCACGGATAGGTCGTCTGCCGTGACGTCGAGCGCACTACCGTCGAAAGCTTTTCGTAGTACGACGGGGGTTTCTCGAAGCCGCGCTGGAAGATTACGTCGAACCCGGTGAAAAGTGCCGTCAGGTTTGCTGCGGTGATTTCCATGGTGCCTGCTTTAATGGCCTGCCGCTGTGCGCGGTCGCCCGGTGAAGGTTGATTTGCCTCGAAAAGCCGGCGCGTCGTTGACTTCGGTGTCCGCGCACTGGCCGGATGACTCGTTTGGCTTCGCCTATGCCGCCGGGGCCGTCTGATGCCAGAAGTCGATCCACACCTGTCCGCTCGGATCGAGGTTGACGATGCGCCCGGCCACGCTGCGCGTCGGCGCGCCCCAGTTAAAATCAACGAATACCGTCCCCGCAACGGCAACCGCGCCGCCGTTCACCAGCATTATCAGTCCCGCCTGGTAGTCGGTCACATAGTCAGTCCCTTCCGTATAGACTGTGCCGCCGCCTGACGTGCTATGCACTCGCACCTTCGAGATGTTCTCGTGGCCCACATTCACAATTTGCGGTGAGCCCGACGCCGGAAACGCCGTCGATTGTGCGATCACCGCCGTCGTGCCGCCGCCGTCGCTTAGCGAAACCGAGTTGTCGTCCACCGCGAACGATGGCTGTCCGACCTGCGCCGCACCGATCGTTGCGTCGTTCACCGCATACATGAACACGCCCCGTCGGCATACGACCGATATCGCCCCCGCCGCTCCTGGATTATTCACCGCGTCCTGCCCCGGTGCGCCGCCGTACATCATCTCCGCCCGGCCGATCACCTTGAGGCCGGCGTTGCTCGACGCCGGCACCGCGTTGCCGTTCGCGTTCAGCGCCACGATACTGCCCAGATAGACAGTCGTGTTAGCCTCAACCGGATACACCTGCATGCGACCGCCGTCCGCCAGCTCCGGCGTGTTTCGGGAATTCGTTAATGCCGCCATCTTGTCACCGTATTCTGTCCGCTGCGCTCGCGTGCGCCGCTTTCAGCTGCGCGCACCGGTTGAAATAGCTATTCGACACCGCCGCCGCTCAGCCTCTTCGCTCCTCGAGGTATTGCTCGCCGTGGGCCCCTCGGCTTGCCGCGTACTCCTCCGCCCTTATCCCGAGCCTCACGCAGACCGCCGCCTCGGCGCGCGTCAGTACGACCCTCGCGTGCGGCATTCGGTTCGCCTCGCTTTCATCGCTGCGCCTTTCGCCGCTCCCGGGACCCGAAAAACCCGCAATCAGTGCCGGTTGCCGTTTGATGAAATCGTCGAATGCCTCCGCGTCCGACTGACAGTACGCGATCGCCCATTGGCGTTGCGCCGGCGCTATCTTCCCGGCCTTCATCGCGCTCTCCACGCGATGCTCTGCGCGCTCGCGTGCGTGCTTCGCGCGTATGTTGTTCAACTCCGACAGCGCGCGCTCGAATTCCGCCATCGGTACGTAATGCGCCGGGTCGGCTGTGTGCGTCCCGCTACGCCCCGTCTTCGATGCCGCAGGATCCTTCGACGCCTCGGCTAATAGCCGTGTGATCTCCGCTATGATGTCGTCGCTGCTCGCGCCCTTGCCAAGACCGAGTAGCATGCCCAACGCCGCACTGAGGTTCTCATTTGGCCTCGTGCTCACGTCCGCGTCTTCTGATGGTCCGTCTGCAATCTCCCGTTGTTCGCGGGCGACCCGTGCTGCAATCGCCGTCAGGTATAAATTCGGGTTGTTAGTGAGTGCCGCGCGCAGCACGCGAATCACGTTTCCATCCTTCGCGTATTCGAACACCGGCGAAATATACCGATACTGATGACTTGCGACCGCTTCGGCGCCCGGCCGCGTCCATTCCACGCGCCCCCATAAGGCGCCGCAACGCGCCGCGAACTCTCGAATCCAGCCTGCCGCTGGCGCCGGACGGCCCTCGGGGGCGGCGAAATCTGTCGCGTGGTCGTAATCGATTGGCAGCCCCGCCTCCATCTTCAATGCGGCCGTCGCCGCGATAACCGCCGCGGGATCGTCGAGGCGATACGGTCCTCTGCCATCCCGACCTTCAAACTCTCCCGCCGGAATCAGCTCGATCCATTCGGGTGCCGGCGTCGCGCCGTCCAACATTGTTCCAATCACGCCGCATTCGTGGCCCGTTGCGTCGGTTGTATGCATTCCGATTGTGCCATTCATCGTGCTGAAGTGTGACATCGGTTTACCTTCTCTGTAAGGGTGAAAGGTTTCACCTGTAGTCAGTCGGTGCCGTCTGATCTGAACTGGGGATATAGACGTCTCGCCCATCGATGCTCGCTCGCTTAAGCCTCATCCGCCGCGCGCCTGCCGTTGACTTCGGCCGGCGTGAGCACGGCTTCGCCCGCGCCCGCTTCCGGCAGACCGAGGCGATCGAGTATCATCCTCTGTCCGACGCGCAGTCCGCGGTCCGCCAGTTCCGCGATCATGTCCGCGAATGCCTTGTCGTCCCGGTCGCTCGGCAGCGCGAGCTGTACGTTCGGATAGTGCCGCTGCGGACCCGTGTTCAAATCCACTATCGGCTTGACCAGGTCGCGTCTGATCGTCTCGGCAAGACGTCGCGCGTCGGCGCCCAGGATATCGCGCCGCACCGCGTCATGGACTTGCGCTGCCGCTCGAGATCCTCCGCCGCGCGGTATATCAGTGGTCAGTGTCTGCCCGAGCACGGCCTTGCTCACCTGCGCATCGAGGTATTCGCAAAATCGCTGGTAGAGCTCGGCGCTTCCGTTCTGGCGCGCCTCCGTGAACTCTATTAGCATCGAATCCGGAATAATCGCCGCTGCATCGGTGCCGATATTGGCTACCGCACTGAGTAGCGCCTGCCGGTCGGCGTCAGTCGCGCCCGCGCTGTACTTGCCCAGTCGTAGCGGCTGCCCGAATACTTCCGCGAACGTTACCCAGTCTTTCAATATGTAGTTCTTGAATAGGTATGACCAGCCGGACGCGCGCGCGAGGCCGCCACGGATTGGTAGGCCGGACTTGGCTTTCGCGAAGTGAACTATAAATTTGAACGGCGCCAGGGGAGCCGTCATCGGTTGCAAGCCGTTCCACGGCCCGGCGCTCCGGGCAGTGCGCCCGCCTGCTAGATGCGGTTGCATGTGCGCTTGTCCATCTTCCGCTGCGAACGGAATCGTTTGGCCTTCGTCGGTGAGTGTGCGCACCAGTACCTGCTCGCCACTCACCCAGTCGAACATAAACCAGCGCGGATCTCGCCAGATAAGCCGTGCCGGTACCCATTCGTGTCCCGAGGTATCCCATACAATCTCAGTCGCCGAAAATCCTTTGCCGAGCGCATCGAGTACGTCGAATAATGCACCACCCAGGTCCAGTGGTCCGCCAAATAGCGCCTCGCTTACCATGTCTGCGATCCGGATATCTTCGCGCGCGCTTGAAGCCGGCTGTATGTTTATCGGGAGCTGCGCCACTGCTTGCTTGCGCGTCTCCATTACCGCCAGGTAATGCAGGTCTTTCTCCTCCATTTCCTCGGCAAGTTCGAGATAGAGAAATGGATCGCCGAATTCCGCCTGCCGCAGTACCGCTGCGAGCTTCTCCGGCGTCAATCCCGCTGATGGATGCATTATCGAGTAGATATTTCGGATTCCCGTCATTGTCGGAGCCGCCTGCTCCGTATGCAACAGCGATGTATCCACCACTCGGCCGTACGCGTCGTATATGGTCATGCGGGTCTCCGCGTTACTTATTCGGTCGGTCCCGTTCGCGATGGTTCGGTTACGCTTCACTCACCATGCGCCGCCGGCCATGCTGAATCTCGCCCCCGCGCGGATCGGCCGGGTCACGTCTTCCTGTGCCGCGCTATGCATGGAGTATGGCGTCTCCGCCGCTTGTCCGAATCGTCGCCGGGACGCCGCCGTGTATTCGATGCGCGGAACTTCGGCTGTACTTGCGAAATACGCCATCGCCGCCGCTATCGCCGTGTCGCCATGGCGCTGGCCGCCCGCGGTCCCGGCGGTCCGCCGTTCCGGCACGTGCGCGAAGCCTCGTTCCATCACCAATGCGCGATGGTCGGCCAAAATATCCGCGTCGCGCGGTAGTTCGATCCGCGCGTCCTCGAACGCCGCCTTGTAGCGCGGCATGTTCTCCCGATACCATTCCGCCGTCAGCATCACCTGCCGGATCCGCGCGCCGTAACGCTGCATCGCCGTCTCGGCCAGGTACTGCCCATTGCCGCGCGCGTCCATCGCACCCGCGATCATCCGCGGCAGCCGATCGACTATGAAAAAGAGTATTTGTTCCTGCTGCCGAAATGGTATGTTGCGCAGCTCGACCACGAAGGGTGTGCGCCGAATCGTATTTCGCGTCATTTGCAGCGGCCAGATCACGGTGAGGTCGCCCGATCTGCCGAAATCCTCACCAAAGCAGCTGGCCGCGTTGCAATCGAGTGTCGCCAGCGCCGGCGCGATCGCCGCGTCGCAAAAATCCTGCGCCGCCTTTACGCGCTCGGCCTCCGGTCGGCTGGCGAAGCCCTCCGGCTGCTCCCAGCGGATCACCGGCGCTCCATCGCGCATTCGTCCTTCGATCAGGCTTGACGACAAAAATGCTCCGCCTTCCGCGCGCGGTATACAGAGTAGTTCCTCGGTTCCGTTCTCGCCGTACTGCTCGAATAGTTGCGCCCGCCATTCGCGTTCTCCCGCGCTCGACCACCGGGCTCCGGTCTTCTGGCATATGCGATGGTATAGTCCGTCGGCGATCGCGTCATCGATCGTAATGCGGTGCAGTGAGAAGGGCCGGCGTCCCGCCCGCACATCGTTGACTAGCTCGTTGAATGCGTTCTCGGCTCCGTTATGCGTTGAGATTATTCGCACCGCGCCGCCCCACATCGTAAACGCGAGTGCGGCTTTGAGCAGGGCGGAGAGATCGTCGTGAAAGGCCGCTTCATCGATTACCGCACGGCCCTGTTTGCCGCGCAGGTTCGACGGCCGCGACGACAACGCCACGATCTTGTGCCCCGAGCTGAAGCGGACCCGGTACGCTAGAATATCGCGCCGCTCGTCGTCCACCGCGATCTCCTCGATCGCGCGCGCCGCTTTGTCGAATTGCCGCGCCCACGCCGCCGCCGTTTCGACGAACTCCAGCGCCATGTCCCGGTTGTAGCCGAGATACCAGGTGTCCATCCCCTTGCGCGCCGCCGCGCACAGCGCGCTGTCGGCAGCCTCGGCCCACGTCAAGCCCACCCGTCGCGACTTTTCCGCGATCTTTACTGGCGCTTCATCCGCGATCCAGCGCACCTGGTAAGGCAGTAGTATTTCCGAACCCTTCGCCTGGTCAGTGTCTTGTTCGGCATTACTCACTGTAGCTTTTGTCCGACTAGCCATTGCGAGATCCTCCTTTCACGCCGTGCTACCGGGTAATCTCAAGCAGCGCCGCGCGAATCTGCTTCTGCGCGTCCTCCGACAGGCCCTTGCCGCCGGCCGCCTCTACCGCCGTGCGCACTTGGGCGATCACCTTCCGCTCCGCCTTGCCGACGCGCTCGCTCAGCCGCGCGCGCGATTCCTCGGTCCAGCGCTCCTGCATCACCGCCGCTCGCATCATCTGCGCGACGCTGTTCGCAATCGCTGCGAGATTGCTTGGCTTGAGCTCCGCGTCGTTGAGCTCGACCAGCACTGCGAACAGTCGCTGCTGCACCAGTTTTAGCGTCGCCGCCGTGATTCGATCGTCGTCGCCGCCCGCCTCGTCCACCACCGCGCGCGCCTGCGCCGTGGCCATCCGCACCTGTTCCAGCCGCCGCTCCATCAGGTTGCCGTATCGGCCCACCGTACTGCGGGCGAGCTTGAAACCGTTCTCTCCCAACCACTTCACGAGTCCTCGATAGTCGCTGAAGTGCCCCTCGATCAGCCGCCGATCGAGTTCCGCGCGCAGCTTCGGATCGAGCGCAAGGACTTTCATTCTCGCTCCCATGGCGGATGGCGGGCGCGCCCCCTCACCAGTACTTTCGCGGACGCGCCACGCCCCGTGGTGCGTCGATCGTGTATTCGACGACGTCGACCCCGCGCGCCGTTAGCTTCGCGCACCAGGTCTCCGTGTCCTCGTTCTCGATTTCCAGCAGCCCGAGATTGCGCAGATAGTCCAGTTCTCGCCGCGCCCCGGTGATTGACAGTGGCAGCCGCACATCCTGCAGCACGCGCCACACTATATTCTCCGACACCGCGATCGGCCGTCCGGCGTCCAGCACCCGCAGTATTCGCCATCGGGCCTCTTCGCGCTGTTTCTGTTCCAGGTCCATTCCGCTGCCGCTCATAGCGCCGTCTCTTCTGCCGGGAGCCCCCGGCCGCCGCGATGGTACAGTCGCTCCCGCAATTCCGCGATCTCCGCCCGCACCTCCGCCCGCATCGCATCGAGTTTCGCCTCCAGCGTATTACTGAAGCGAATCCAGTCTTCCCGCCGTACGTAATCCACCGGCAGCTGCGCCTTTAATTGCAGCAGTTCACGTTCCAGTTCATGCGAAAACTCAGTATTCTCGTGCTTCATCGCGTCCAGGCGCATACTCAGTTCCGCTTCGTAGCGCGTCAGCAGCCAGCGGATTGCGCCCAGGTTGAGCCCCACCAGCGTGACGAACGACATGGCGAAGGTCGCGATCGCTTCCGCACTCATCGGCTTGTCCGGCGCCCCCGCGCAGCCCCCGGGCGTCCGCGTCTCGGCGCTCTTGCCGCGCGGGGCTGCATCATTGTCGTCGATCCGCGCTCGAAGGTTGCTCTGCTAGTCAAGGTTGTCCCGCGTGTAACGTTGTGCCGTTTATTCTGTGGCGCCATGCCTGATAGTTAGTGGGTAATGCGTATATTCAGTGGCGTCGCCTGCGACCAGCTCATGCGCCACGCTTCGCCCTTACCCGCCGGGTTGCATCTGACGATCGCGCTCGCCCATGCCCTGGTCATTCCCGCGCTCGGGTTCCGGTTCCATCGTGGCCTTGAGTTTGACCGCCGCCGACATCGACAGCAGTACCGTCGCCAGGCCCGCACCGTAGGCCGCCGCGTCTGACGCGCTGAAATGGCCAAGGTTGAACACCGCCGCGGCCCAGAAGACGATATACGCTGCCGCTCCGATCACGGCGATTAGGCGCGCTGCGTCGTACGTCAGGTTGTCCTTGCCGGTCAGGCTGTCCTGTAGCCACTTCATGTGGCGGCATCCTGCCTCGCGCTGGTTTCACGAATGGTCATTCGCCGAACGTGAAGCCGGCAATCGCCCGCGCTGCGTTGATTACGCGAGTAGTCAATCGCCCCGGAGTTGCCTTCGGGCCCGCCGTACCGATGGTCACCTGCGAAGTGGTATTGGCTCCGCTTCTGGCGGATGCCGCGTTCGCCGCCGGCTGCGATGTCTCCACCGACGCCGTCGGAACCGTCGGAGCGGACCCGCCCGGGACGGGCGCTTGCGGCGCGTTCCCCGCCGGTGACGCACAGCCCGCAATCACTGCGTCGCGATCGTCGACTGCCCCTTTCAGGATCTCCACCGTCGCCGCGTACGCCCGCATCGTGTCGGCTGCCGCCGACTGCGCCGTGAGCGCCGCGATCGGCAGCGCCGGATGGATCAGCGCCGGCGGTTCGCAATAGACCGGCGCGTAGATCGGCATTTGCACCGCTACCGGCTCCGCCGGCGGCACAGAGGGCGGGGCAGACGCGCAGGCCGCCAGCAGGCCCAGGATCGGCGGGAGGAGGCGCCTTACCATCGGCCCAGCTCCGGTCCCTGCGCGTTGCCCCATCGAATTGCGGCGTCGCATCCAGCCGGCACCGCTGCGTGATCAAGCTGAGTCGCATGCGTCAGATCGCCTTGCATCGCCTGCGCGCCGCGCGCCGCGAACTCGGCCGTCCGGTTCTTGGCCGCCGCATTCGCCGCCGCCATCTGGCTCTGCAAAGCCGTGATCGCCGCGTTCTGCCGTGCCACCGCCGCGCGCATCGCACTGTTGTCCGCCTCGAGCGCCCCGGTCTCCTGCGTCAGCGTTACGATTTGCGCGCGCGCCGCGTCGCGCTGATGTACCAATACGCCGCGATAGATCAGCCCCCCGGCGATCAACGCCACGATCACGATTGGCTTCCAGTAGCTGAGGATCGCGAGCGCCGGCATCGTCCTTAGCTCCGCGCTGCCGCCGCTGCGACCGGATGCGCCGCGGTCAGCGCGGCATGACTCTCGACCGCCGCCGCGACCGTCGCCGCGCCGTGATCGTCAACCGCCGCCGCATGCTTCTCGATCGCGCCCGCCAGCTTCTCGACTGCCGCCGCATGCTTCTCGATCGCCGAAGCGTGCGCGTTCGTCGTACTGGCGCTGGCACTCGCCGGTGCCGCTTTCGCCGCGCTTACCGTGGCCTCGAGCGCCGTGACTCGCGACTCGATCGTCTGCACGAGGCTGCGCACGTCGTTGGCCAGCGTGCGTCCCCACAATGCTCCCGCAACCAGCCCGCCAATTCCCACTACTGCGTATCCAGCTACATTCGCGTCGATCATCTTGATGTCCTCCCATTCGTTGTCGGCGCTGCCGCCGCACTATTCGCGCGCGCGACCGTCAAACTTCGCGCGTCCGTTATCATTCGCTTTCTGCGCTCGCCCGCTATGCCCATTTCACTCGTACGCGCGATTGAGCCAGCCCGCCAAAAATTCACGATCCCCGTCGGCGCGCGCCCCGCGTTCCAGTGCCGCCAACGTCCGGTAGTAGCCCGCCGCCTCGGCTCGCAACGCCGCCAACAGCGCGACCTGGTTGGCCGCCGCCGCCGCCGCCCGCGTCGCCGTGCCGATCTCGCCGTCTTCGGTCACCGGGCTGCCGCACGCGCGCAGCGCCCTCTGCAGGCAGCGCGTGGCGGGCTCCGGCCCGATATTCACCGCGAGATTGAAAAGTTTCGCGCCCGCCACGCCCGGCAAGTCCGAATACCGATAACGCTGCCACCAGTCGCGATAGTAAATCGCCGCCGCCTGCGCCCGCGTCAGATGCTCAATATCCACGTCGGGGTATTGACGCTGCGAGATGCCGAAGCGCGTCGCGCCGCCCGGATCTTCCGGATTCCGCACAAAGCCGCCTTCGTCGCGCAGCAACTGTTCCAGAGCGCGCGTGAACGCAGGTGGGTATTGCTGCGATGATTCTGAGTTTGCGATCGTCACAGCAGGCAAGTTACGCGCGGCGCCCATCCGGCATAAGGGTGAAATCTTTCACGCAGTAGTAAATCTGATTAGTCAGTAGCCGGGTGTTTGCGGAAATTAACTTGGAGTTGATCCTGCCGATTATGAGGATAGGCTCTCCGCGCCGCGATCTTCGCCGCAACTTCGCCGCCGCGCCGGTCGCTGGCGCGATCGGTTGTGCAGGTTCGATCCGGATTCGCTCGCGCGGTGAAATATTCGTGCGGAATTGTGTAGATACGGTAGGAGAGGGCGTGTGAGTATCGCACGGGTAATCGATTCACGCCGGCGAAATCGATCCGCCGGCGCGTTCCGCTCACGGCACGCGATTGTTCGCGCGCGCCTCCGCCAGCACCTGGAAGACCCGCCGCCGCGTGCAGCCGAGCGCCCGCGCGATCGCGTCGACGCTCATTCCGTCGGCCCGCATCTGCGCGATCCGCACCCGCCGTGGCGTCGGATTCGGCACCTCCAGCCGGTCGCCGCCATAAATTTGCGCCAGCGCGATCGCCGCCTCATGGCCAACCGCGCCGCTCAAGGCGTCGCCGGCGTCCGGTGTCTGCGGCACGTAAAGCCGCGTCCCGCCAAACGCCGCCACCAGCCGCGCCGCCGCCGGCGTGCCCATCACCGCGATTAGCTCTTCCAGCAATGCGCCGCGCGCCCCGGCCTCGAACTCGGCCGTGAAGCGCTCGCCCGTCCGGTCGCCCGTCGCATCGGCCCCGACCGTTGCGACCGACGCGCGCGCGGCCGACGGCGCACTCGCGCCCGGCTCCGCGGTAGCTGTAGTCGATTGCCCACGCCGCAACGACCGGCTCGCCGAATTTATCGCCAGGTTGCCATAGCTCGCGACGCCCATCGCGATGCTCACCGCGCCCGTTGCATCCGGATCGACGGCCGCGCGCGCATGAAACTTGCGCGCCGGATCGTAGCCCGGTCCACAGATTGGCGGTGCGTCGGAAACTCCGGTTGTAATGCGATTTGGCCGGTCCATCATGCCGCCTCCGGAGGGTTGACCGCCGCGCCCGCACGCCGGCTGACTTCGCCCGCCAGGCGTTCGAGTAGCCGTGCAAAGCCGCGATCGTTGAGCCGCCGCCGTTCAATCACCCGCCAGGCATGAATCACGCTGGAATGGTCCCGCGCGAAGGCCATCCCGATCCGCGGGAACGACGGCCGCCGCCGCTCCGCTCCGCGCACCGCGCCGCGCGCCCCGGCCAGTTCACGGCTCAGGTACATCGCGACGTGCCGCGCGCACGTGATCCGTTGATGGCGGCTCGGCGAGACCAACTCGGCCGCGCTCACGTGAAAGGTCCGGGCAACCGTCTCCTGGACCTGCCTGATCGAGATTCCGCGATTCGCCGGTGAAATCATGAGTGCCCCCTGCTCACGCTCTCAAATTTTTTCGATTTCTGAACGATCCGCCGCCTCTCGCGCCCCGTCCCTCACCGAGCCTCCCTGGCTCGCCTCCACCCCTTCATCGCGATTTCCCCCATCGCCCGCATCGCGCTCATCCGCTTTGACCGCTACACTGGTTTGGCCGATAATTTTGTACCTTGGTTGAGGTCCGACCTGCCGTAAAAAGACCATCGGCAATGGAATCGCGCCGGGTTGTCGTGTCGTGTCTAAATCAGACATCGTTAGCAATGAAAACATGTGTCTTGATTGGATAAAATAAATGATGTGAGGACTAAATTGTATAAACAGCCTTAAACATGTCAACATATATCCCACAGTAGGAGAATAGTGTCAACTATCGTAGTAGATGAGGCATTCCAGCGTCGCTTGCGTCTGATTATGCAACAATTTGGGTCAGTCGCTGACCTCGCACGCGCCGTCGGAGTGTCCGATAATGCGATCTACAAGTGGGTCTCCGGCCGCGGCCAGCCCGGCATGATGAGCCTGGTTAATCTGGCCAAAGCCTCCGGCGTTTCGGTCGAATGGCTCGCGACCGGCCGCGGCGTCGCCGCCGATACCCATCCGCATGCGCAGGCCGCCGCCGCGCCCGAGTTCCTCGCGATGCCTCGTCATACGCTTAAAAGTGACGGCGGACGCATCGCGCTGCAGAGCGATCAGATTGTCGACCACCTGGGCTTCAAGCCCGAATGGCTCGAGCGCGCGCTCGCGCTCGAGGCGCGCAATCTTGCGCTGATCGAGGCGGTCGGCGACTTCATGTCGCCAACTATCGACGAAGGCGATCTCGTGCTGGTCGACCTGCGCGAGCCCCGCTTCCATCACGACGGAATCTACGCCCTGCGCTCGGCCGGCGATCTCGCGATCAAACGCATCCAGCGCCGGCCCGACGGTAACCTGCTGATGCGCGGCGACAATCCTGCCTACGAAGTCGTCACCATCGCGCCCGACCAGATCAATCTTCTCGGGAGGGTGCTCTGGGTTGGCGGCCGCCTCTGA